GACGAGTATATGAACGACGAAGTAAACTCATAGCCCCCTTGACGAAGCCTTTTGGCCAAGTCGCAGAGACTTATGAGAGCTGAGTAGGAGTCAGTGTCGTGAACCTTCATGCGATACGGAGTAATATTGACGCCTCGATAGGCATCAACTCCACAGGATTCTCGAAAGAATCCATGTACAAAGGTCTTTTGGAGATTAGGCACCAAGCCTGCTCTATCAATTGACTTAAGTACACCAGTAGCGTATTTTGAAGGAAACACGATATCGTCTCCGAAGACATAGATGTTAACACAGTCGATACCATATTGACACCGTATGCTAGCTCGAACAAGGCTGTAGAAGACTAAGCTCTCAACAGGAAATGTTAAACAATTTCCCATAGGAGCGAACTTATACAGTTTCTCAACACGATTGTCAGAATAAACGACGTGACTAGCGCGAGTAGACGCAAGGAACTGATAGGCACCTCCAAAGAGGTACTGAACCAATCCCGAGCTAATACGATCGCTTGCATCCTTCAAATCGAGAGTACAATACTCTCGACTGAGGGAGGACTTAAGGGCCATTTGGCCATTCACTGTCTGATCCTTGAAGTTAATAAAAGGACCAATAGGTGAACGGGAGATAGCTTCCTCAAGCAGACGTCGCTGACCTTGCTGGATCCAAATTGACTCAGCAGGATGCACGCAGATTAAGCGTGGACCCCGGGAATCTTTCGGGACGGCAGTAAGGCGACATACAATATCATCCTTAGACTCAATCAGATGATCTTTTTCCACCATGGTGCTATTCCAAAAGGAATAGAGGCCACAGAAGTATTGATCATAAGGGTAGAGCTGACAGATACTATTGTAGTAGACAGAGAAACAACTCTTCTCTGATGGAATCCGGGACGGAAAAACCGCACCAGGACCATGGGAGGGGATTATGTCTCTCCAGTTGATTCTATAAATAACAGAACCAACTATAGATCGCGCCGACCGGAACAAGGGCTCTTTGGTAGCCTGGCTGTTAAACCAGGCATCCCATAAACCAACATCCAAGTCGACATCTCGAAAACTCCTTTCGGAGTCTAC